GATTCAGCAGGCGTTTACGTGCCGATATTTGGCGGCTGGGTTAGCGATATAAATATTGGCGTACAAAATGCTGGGTCGGCTTCGGTCGTAACAAATGCCACCGTAACCGCCACAGGCGCGCTTGCCAAATTAACCAAAATCTTAACCGATGGAGTTTTAAGCAAAGATTACGAAGGTAATCAGATTTATGATTTACTCGATAATTACTTGCTTGGAACTTGGACTAACGTATCGGCTTCGCAAACTTGGGCAAATTATGATCCGACCGTTGAGTGGCTTTATGCGGCAAGTCAAGGCTTAGGCGAAATCGATATGCCTGGCGATTATGAAATGGTCGCCCGTTCAGCTTCGACGACCACGCTTTACGATTTAGTGTCCCAAATTGCTACCAGCGCATTTGGCTATATTTATGAAGACGCAAATGGAAATATCGGCTATGCGGATACTACGCACCGACAGGACTATCTAGCGGCTAACGGATACACGACCCTAGACGCCAATCATGCAGGATTTAATGGCATTTCTACGACCCAACGCATAGGCGACGTTCGTAACAAGATTATTCTCAATTATGGCAACAATTACGCTTCGTCGGTAACTAAGGAAGATTTAACAAGTCAGTCAACCTTTGGCGTATCGGCAGTTAGTGAATCCTGGAATATCAGCAAAGCAGTCGACGCAAATGCCATAGCTGAGCGATATCTAAATTTACGATCTACGCCTTACCAGCGATTTCAGTCAATTAGCTTTGATTTAGGCAATCCAGAAATCGACGACGCAGATCGCGACGCGCTAATAAATATCTTTATGGGTTTACCAGTCGAAATCAACAATCTACCCGGCAATATCGCGACCAATGGCGTATTTCAGGGTTATGTCGAAGGCTGGTCATTTAGAGCTTCATATAACGGGCTAAACCTTACTTTTAACGCTTCGCCAGTGGCATTTAACCAAGTGGCGGTCAAATGGGAGCAAGTGAGTGTCGCCGAAACTTGGAGCAGCTTAAGTTCTACACTTACCTGGTTAAACGCGATTGGAGCAGTTAATTAATGGCAACGACAACTACAAATTTCGGCTGGGATATTCCGCAATCGACTGATTTAGTCAAAGATGGCGCGACTGCAATCGCGGCTTTAGGTCAAGACATCGATACTTCAATGGTTGATTTAAAAGGCGGCACAACCGGACAGGTATTAAGCAAGGCTTCAAATACCGATATGGACTTTTCATGGGTAGCACCCACGACAGGCGACATTACAGGCGTAACCGCAGGAACTGGCTTATCCGGCGGCGGAACTTCAGGCGATGTTACAGTTAATTTAGCAAATACCGCGGTAACTGCTGGTTCATATACTTTGGCAAGCATTACAGTTGACGCACAAGGCAGATTAACAGCTGCTTCAAATGGTTCTGCGACTGCCACAACTTCTTATTCGTTGTTATCTACTACTTCTTTAAGTGGTTCATCGGGTGTAACAATTTCATCATTAAGTGGTTACAACAAATTATTCGTAGTTATTTATCAAGCTACAACTGCAACCGCAAGTAATGAAATCAGAGTTAGACCAAATAACAATTCAGGTTCAAATTACAACTGGGGCGCAGGTTTTATTACTGGCGCGACTTCTTGGGCAACTACAAATGTTACCGGATCAAGCAACGCAGTTAGTTCGACTGAAATTGACTTTGCAAAATTTGGTTCGACAGGATCATCGGGCGAAGTTAATGGCTATTTAATGATTGATGGAGCAAATTCATCTTCCGGCAAAAAGCCAATCCAATATGCTTCAGGCGTAGCGCCCGGAAGTGGAAACGCTCATCGAAATTATACGGGTTATACGGTATATAACGAAGCAGCAGTTATTAGCTCTTTAAACGTAAGAGTTACTGGTGGAACTTTTAGTGGCGGAACAGTTTATATTTGGGGAGCAAACTAATGACTTTATTTGAAAGAATTCACGATATTGCAACTGGCAAAATTACGGAACGACCATATACAAAAGAAGAAATTGCTGAAAATAAAGCAAATGAAGAAAGATTGATTGCCGAAGCCGCTGCGTATCAAAAAGCAATAGACGATAAAGCTGCAATCTTTCAAAAACTTGGCTTGACTGCTGAAGAAGCACAGACTTTGCTTTCATAATGGCTGAATACCCACTAGGCACAGCTGCCCGATTGGTTCGCGTCGCCCGCGATGAAATCGGCGTAACTGAAACACCCGTAAATAACGTCAAATACAATAACAATAACGGGCTAGCTTGGTGCGGATATTTCGTTGATTGGTGTCTGCCACGTGCAGGCGTTCGCGGAACACCTAAACAGATCAGCACAATTCAAGGCGCAAACGCTATGCGCGAAATTGGGCGATGGGCTAACACGCCGGAAGTCGGTGATTTAATTTATATGGGTTGGGGCGAACCAGGTGCAATCGAACACGTTGGCTTCGTCGTCGAAGTACATAAGGATCACGTAATTACCATTGAAGGCAATACGTCAGATAAAAATCAGGCAAATGGCGGCATGGTCATGGTTAAGAAGCGTCCATTTGATAAGCACGTTATCGGCTTTGCGCGTCCTAAGTACGTTCCATATAAAGGCGAATATCCAAAGGTAGAATTAAGTAAATTAACCGAAGAAAAACCAAAGAAGAAGGGTCTGCTAAAAAAATGAAAGACGTAAAAACAATCGCAGCTAGTTATGCTCGTGCCTTTGCTGGAGCTGCTTTAGCTTTATACTTAGCAGGCGAAACTGATCCTAAGAAGCTAAGCGCAGCTGGGCTAGCAGCGGTCTTGCCACCTTTGCTTCGTTGGTTAAATCCAAAGGACGCGTCATTTGGGGTCAAGTCTGAAAAATGACCGAAGTAATCACAGCGGTCGCGATGGTCGCAAGCTCGACTATTGCTGGAATCGCGGCGTTATTCGCGGCTAAGGCTGAGAAGAATTCCAGACCCGTATCTAATGGCTTTGCTTCCGGCGTGCGTGAAGACTTGAAGGAAATACGATCAATGCTGATTAAGCACATAGAAAATCACGACCGTTAAGACACGCCCATATTTACGCTAATACTTGCATTTGACCAGTCAGGGGCTTCATAGTTAATCCTGCGTACGAGGTTGGCTCGTACCAATATCAGGAGCAAACAAATGAACGTATATCAATGGATCGGATTTATTTGGTTCTTTGCGATGGGCTTTGGCGTTGGTTATTTACGCGGGTTCGACGCCGGGCAAGTTAAAGGTTATTTACGCGGTCGTGCAGTAAATCGCCATATTAGTCAGCTGGTGAAGTAATGGGATTCCTAGACAATTACTTAACCGTCAATCAAAAGGTGCAGCTAGCACATGAAAAGTTTCCAAAGCATAAAATAATTGCCAATATCATCGAACACGATCTAGCCGCAGGTTACGTCCTAGTCCAGGCAGACTTCTACCGCGACGCGAGCGACGTAGCGCCATCATTTAGGGACTTTGCTTATGGAAACGTCGCCTTTTATCCAAATCAAATGAAGCGATGGTTCGTAGAAGATACGACGACCAGCGCGATTGGCAGAGTTTTAAGCGTTGCGCTTGGACTAGATGAAAAGCCAAATCGTGAAACAATGGAACAAGTCGAACGTAGCAAGGCAAAAGACATCAACGCCGACGATCAAAGCGCGTGGGGTATCAAAGCTGCAAGCCAGGAATCAATGCCAACAGCTGCAACCGTTACCGCTGAACTCGAAGCGCAGTTAGGTAGCGAAGTTATGGCTGAATCACCTATCTGCCAGCATGGACACATGATATTCAAGCATGGTGAAAAGAATGGACGTGAGTGGGGCGGCTGGTTCTGCACAGAAAAGACTAAATCGGCACAATGCGAAGCGGTCTGGGCGGTACGTAGCGCAACGACCGGGAATTGGCGGATCAAGTAATGGGCTACGTAGAAATGCTTAAAATCGACCGTGAAACGGGTTTACGCTATATCGTTTACTTCGATGGCGATGGCGATATAAAGCGCGAAAACGCTAAGAAATGCGACACCTGCTATGCCTACAAACGCGAAAGCCAGGTAATGACCGTCTTTATAGCTGGAACAGATGATTGGTTAGAGCTTTGCCAGGATTGCCGGGTTGATTCATGATCGTAGGACAGACGGTAAAGATTGAACTAGGTGAAGCCATAGCCTGCCACGAAGCAGCTATACACCTAATCAAAGCTGCTAACTACACGCCGGATATGGCGAAGCGATATAACAAGAATCTGACTTTCCACGAATACGTCGCTGAATATGCTGAAACGGTATCGGCTGAATTAGTGGTAGCCAAATACTTAAATTTGCCATTTGACCCATTCGAATCAAAGTTTAAGATTAAAGCAGACGTCGGCGACATCTTTGAAGTTAAGTGGACGCACTGGGACGACGGTAATTTAATCGTCCATGAGTACGATCGTAATTCGGATATTGCCATTTTGGTTACAGGTAAATACCCGTTCTACCGAATAGCTGGGTGGATTCCGGTGGCTATCGCTAAACGCGACCGCTACCGCCATCACAGCCAGCCTAATTGGTGGATTGCACAGCACCATCTAATGCCTATTGATACGTTGATTAGGAGCAACTATGGAGCAGACCTACCTAGACTGCCTTAACTGCGGCAAGCGCACAAAACACGCGGTATTTGCCGATGACGTTAAACTGCCAAAAGACAAGGCTTTGGTTCAATGCTATGAATGCGAACAGATGAAAATAAAGGAATTACCTAATGCCTGATTATGCTTGGAAATGCCGCTTATGCGGTTATCGTGAAACTATATTTAAACCCTTTGCAGCTGAATGGGTTATTCCGGATTGCCCGGATTGTGAAATCGCCATGATCCGCGATTACCGTATAAGTGGCGTACATTTCAAGGGAACGGGTTGGGGTGGCGATAAATGAATGAATTACTAATTCAACCTGAAGTACCTATCAAAATACATCGTAATACTAATCCAGATGTCTGGTGCAGCTATTGTAAAGAGCGTTGGGGTTCATATTGGGATAAGGAAACTAAACGGGTCGTTTGGTATCCACAGGCTCAAAGAATGGCTTATTGGGTTATCCAATCGATACACCCGGACCGCAAGCAGGAATACACCGATAAACAAGGTCAAAAGTACATGGCTGGACGATCACGTGCTTATTGCCTTGATTGCCTAAATGAAATAGAAGCCGATGGGTATAGCCTGCAAGAGCAGCTTATCTTTGGGGCTACTTATACACATGACTTATCCACAGGCGGTGCATAATGGCTATTATAACGAAATGTTACAAATGGTCTGTAACGTTACATAAATATCGTTATGAACTTGTTATTAGGTTAGGCGGGTTTCGTACGCTCAAAACCCTTGACTGCACCCGTTACGATGGACCCATAACGAGCGACCCTGAAGTTAAAAGGTTTCAAAGAATGAATCTTTCAAACTTCCAAAATCTAAAGCTGATAAATAAATTAAAACTTAAGAAATCAAATAACTTAAGATTAAAGATAAATAAAAAGAAATCAGCAGCAGTCCTGATAGTCGCAACATCGGTGATAACGCAGGGCAATACCTATGCCATAGCTGCTGATAATTCAGATCACTACAAGTTATATCTACATTCAAAGATAGTTAATTACAAACAATTCAAGTGTGCGTATGAGGTGGCTTATCGTGAAAGCCGATGGAATTGGCGTGCGGTAAATGGTAATCATTATGGGTTATTCCAAATGCGTAACAAGAAGGTTCAATATATGAATCCATACACGCAAATCGATTGGTGGCTTCGATACGTGAGCCATCGATATAAGGGAACTCCTTGCTTATCATTGGCTCATCTTAAATCGAAAGGTTGGCAGTAATGACGCATGAAGAATTACTTAAATATTGGGACGATAAGCCCGTGAGTATGGGTATTGCTATGGAAGTTCATAAAGCTTTACTAGCAGTAATTGCATTACATAGTTCAAGATATATAAATAATGGTTGCTCAGGCTGCCAACATCAAAGCCCTTGTCCGACTATTCAAGCAATCAAAGGGGTAATATTAAGTGAGTAGCCAATCCGGACGCAAGACCAACAGCATTCATTGGAAGCGGCTTAGACAGCAGATA